AAGAGGCATTGATGGCTGCTGTTGAGGGTAAGTTACCTATCGTCAAAGCAGACGGAACACTCAAACCAATCGAAAAAACATTTACAGTTGTATATAATCCTACTACTGGATCAATTGATGTAGATAAATCTTAGAAAGGAATATTATGGCAGTTAAGATACCACCTTACAACGGTCACCTATCAAAAAACTTTGGGTATCAAGAAATGATAAAAAGTTCAACTGCTGATCGTTTGGGTATATCAAATGATGCATCAAGAGAACACGTTATCAATTTAACAAATCTCTGTAATTTTATCTTACAGCCAGTGAGAGAAGAGTTCGGAGTTATTCGTATCAATAGCGGATATCGTTCTCCTGCACTGAACAAGGCAGTAGGGGGTTCAGCAACAAGTCAGCATTGTAATGGTCAAGCAGCAGACTTTGAATCAACACGAATTTCAAATCCAGACCTCGCACGATGGATTGAAAAACATTTAGAATTTGACCAACTCATTTTAGAATTTTATGATGGGGTTGATCCAAATAGTGGATGGATTCATTGCTCGTATGTTCTTGATGGGAGTAATCGTAATAAAACAATGACAGCATTGAGAGTAAATGGAAAAACATCTTACAAGCCAGGTCTTCTATCATAAGGAGAGAGGAATGAAATATTTTTGGAAAACGTATTTGGAATTTTTATTATTCATAGGTCAATTTAATTCAAGAAAGAATTGGATTGACAATCACGTTATAATATGTTATAATAACTTAAATCAATGTTGCTATTTTTCAAATAATCTCAATGAAAAAACATAAATGAGTTTTTATACAAACGTTGTTACACTCGGAAATAATATACTATTTCGTGGTATTTCTTCTGACGGCAAAAGATTCAAAGACCGAATAGAATACCACCCTACCTTATTCATACCCACCAAAGAAGAAACAAAATTCCGAACTCTGGAAGGTGAACCAGTTGGAGAAATCCAGCCAGGAACTATGAAAGAGTGTCGTGAGTTCATTCGCAAATACAAAGATATCGACAACTTCAACATTTACGGTAATGATAAATGGGAATTCTCTTTTATCGCAGAACACTTTCCAGAAGAACATATCAACTATGACTTTGAGAAGATTCGTATTGCTTATCTTGATATTGAGACTGGCTCTGAGAATGGATTTCCTAACATCGAAACTGCTAACGAAGAAGTAACAGCAATCTCATTCAAGGTTGACAAGAAGTGTTTCGTTTTTGGTAGAGGTGAGTATATCAATGAAAGAAAAGATGTCTTCTATTTCCGATTCGATAGTGAACGAGCACTTCTCCAGAAGTTTTTTGAGATATGGGATAAAGAATCTCCAGATATTGTCACAGGATGGAACATAGAGACATTTGATATTCCGTATCTTGTCAATCGTGCAAAGAGACTATTCGATGCCAGAAAAGACCCATCGAAATTACTTTCGCCTTGGAGAAAGGTAAGAGAGTATACAATGTATGGTATGGGAGGTAAGGAACTTCAGGCATATTCTATTATGGGTGTGGAAACTCTTGACTATCTTTCTACATATCGTAAATTCACTTACATCAACCAAGAGTCATATCGACTTGACCATATCGCTTTTGTTGAATTGGGTGAACGTAAATTGGATTATTCCGAGCAAGGTTCTCTCCATCTTCTTTACAAAAACGATTATCAAAAGTTCATAGAATACAACATCAAAGATACCGAGTTGGTAGAACAACTTGAAGGTAAGATGAAATTACTTGAGATGGTTATATCACTTGCTTATCTCAGTAAGGTAAACTACAGTAATACATTCGGTCAAGTAAGAATGTGGGATACTCTGATTTACAATAATCTTCTGAGGAAAAACATAGTCATTCCACCCAAAACACATTCCAGTAAATCCACTCAGTTTGAGGGTGCTTATGTGAAAGACCCACAAATCGGTACTCACAATTGGGTTGTGAACTTTGACCTGAACTCATTGTATCCTCATCTAATCATGCAGTATAACATCTCGCCAGAAACTTTGATTACTGATGAACTTCCGTCTGAACTACAAACCGTGAAGAATGACCGGCCTGGTGTTGGTGGAATGTTGGATGAGACAATAGACTTACAATCACTGAAGAAATATAAGGTAACCTATACTCCTAACAATGAATTTTACAAGACGGATAAACAAGGTTTTCTTCCTGAAATGATGCAAGAACTTTACGACAATCGTGTCAAATACAAATTGAAGATGATTGAAACGAAGAAGAAGTTGGAGAAAGAGAAAGACAGAAAAGAAAAGAGAAAACTATCTCATCTCATTTCCAAGTATCACAATATGCAGAACAATCTAAAGATTACTCTCAACTCGGCATTTGGTGCGATGGGTAATCAACATTTCCGATACTTTGACCAACGAATCGCAGAAGCCATTACTACTTCTGGACAGTTGGCCATCAAGTGGGTTGAAAAAGAAATCAATCGTTATCTGAATGAGGTTCTAAAACCAGAAGAAAAAAAGGATTATGTTGTAGCGGTGGATACTGATTCCGTTTATATTTGCATGGATGACCTTGTGAAACAAGTGTATGGAAACGACATATCAGATAAGAACAAAGTGATTGATTTTCTCGACAAGGTTTGTTCTGACCAGATGGAAAAGATTATCGATAAGTCATACGATAAACTCAAGGATTATGTAAATGCTTTCGATCAAAAGATGGTAATGAAACGTGAGAATCTTGCAGACAAAGCACTGTGGACAGCTAAGAAGAGATATATTTTAAATGTGTATGATTCGGAGGGTGTGAGATACGAAGAACCCAAACTTAAAATGATGGGAGTGGATGCAATAAGAAGTTCAACACCTACTGCTTGTAAAGAGAAAATGAAACATCTCTTTAAGATTATTATGAATGGAACCGAAGATGATGTCATAACATATATTGAGGATTTTCGTAAAGAGTTTATGACATTGGGAGCAGAAGAAATCTTCTTTCCTCGCTCGGTTCGTGGTCTTGAGAAATATCACGATGCAGCTCATCTTCACAAGAAAGGTGCTCCTGTTCATGTCAAAGCTGCGTTGCTTTACAACAAACTCTTGAAAGACCACAAATTAGTAAATGATTATCCTACAATCAAGGATGGTGAGAAGATAAAGTTTGCGTATCTCAAGAAACAGAATACTACTGGTGGAGAAGTGATTGGGATTTTGAATCAACTTCCCAAAGAATTTGAGTTACAAGAGTTTATTGATTACGACAAAATGTTTTCAAAATCGTTTGTTGAACCGATGCGGGTAATTTTAGATGCTGTAGGTTGGCAAACAGAACACGTCGCATCATTAGAATCATTTTTCGGTAATTAATGTTTTTCGGGATTCTCACATTGCTGACTGCATTAGCTATATCCTCAGTAGCTGCATATTACAGCATAATTGGTCTGATGGCGATTTTTTCGGGTGCGACAACATCAATTGCAGTTATGGGTGTTTGCCTAGAAATTGGCAAACTTATCTGTGCTTCATGGACGTTTACCAATTGGAAAACATCACCTTTCGTAATGAAGACCTATTTCATTGGTGCTGTAATAGTATTGATGTTGATAACCTCACTTGGTATATTCGGGTTTCTTTCAAAAGCACATATACAGCAATCGAGCAACACTATATTGATGGAATCGAAAATACAACGAATAGAATTGAAAATAACTCAACGACAAAAAGAAATCGGTAGACACCAAAGTAGATTGAATATTTTAGATAAAGCATTTGAAAAATACATCTCGCTCGGTGCAGTCACAAAAGGATTTCAAAAAATAGGAGAGATGGAGTCCGATACAACTCTCCTAAAAACAAAAATACAAGGATTAGAAAATGAAATAGACAATTTTACAGATGAGAAGTTTGATATGAAAACGGAAATCAATCTTGCGGAGGTTGAAACAGGCCCAATTCGTTATGTTGCTTCGATGTTATATGATGATGTCAGTGAACGTGAACTTGAACGGGCAGTTCGTTGGATTATTATTCTTCTCATCTTTGTATTTGACCCTCTAGCGGTTGTCTTGGTGATAGCTGCAAATATCTCTCTGAGGGATTATCGTAAAGAGAGAAAAATGGCAACAAGAACAATCACCGTGATGCCCGATTTGTCAGACAAAGAAGTTATCGACAAAGAGAATGTTGCGGAGTATGAAGAAGAAGATGGTAGTGAAGACTTCAAAATATTGACTTGGGATTTATTTAATAAACTAAAAGGAAAAAAATGAATGCAAAAGTATACAGTACATCAACTTGCACTTGGTGTGACAGAGTAGTAAAAGATTTAACGGAAAATGGTATAGTTGTTGAGAAAATTGATATTTCTGGTGATAAGAAATTGTTCAAACAAATGAGTGTGGACGTTGGTAAAAAAGTTTCTACTGTGCCACAAGTTATTATCGATGATGAATACATTGGAGGTTATACAGAGA